TGCGCCGGAGATCCCTCCCAAGTTTTAGAGCCTGTGAGCCCCTGTGAGCCGTTCGGTGGCGTGACCTTCGTTGGAGGTGTCATGGGTTCTCGTGGCCCCGTAGGGAAGCGTTCAGGGCAGCGCCATGGGCATCGGACGAAGGCGGAGCAAGAGGCGGTCACGAAGGTTCAGGTTGACGGTGGTCCGCTTCCTGTTGAGGAGCCAGATGAGGCATGGCATCCGATTGCGCAGAACTGGTTCCGGTCGTTGGGACTGTCGGGGCAGCGGGTTTTCTACGAGGCGTCCGACTGGGCTACGGCTCGGTATGTCGCGGAGGCCATGTCCAGGAACTTGGAAGCGAGCCGGTTCTCTGCCCAGATGTTCGCTGCGGTGATGTCTGGCATGTCGAGTCTGCTGACGACTGAAGGGGATCGGCGCCGGGTGCGGGTGGAGTTGGAGCGCGCGGTGCAGACGGATGCCGATGAGGAGGCGGCTGTGGAGGCTCTTGATGAGTGGCGTCGTCGTCTCTCCGGCTGACCGGCTTGTCACCCTGCCTGAGGAGATTCCGCAGTTCACTCTTGGCTGGGAAGTGCTTCGGTGGTCGAGTAAGTATCTGCGGCATCCGAACGGGCCTCGCGCGGGGTTGCCGTGGAAGTTCGTTGAGTCGCAGGTGCGGTTCCTTCTTCACTGGTACGCGGTGGATGAGGACGGGAACTGGCTGTACCACCATGGGGTGCGCCGCTTGGCGAAGGGGTCGGGGAAGTCGCCGTTCGCCGCCCTGATGGCCTTGGCGGAGCTTTGTGCTCCGGTTCGAGTGCTGGACTTCGATCCGAAGGCGGATGGTGGGGTCCGCGGCAAGCCGGTGGACATGCCGTTGGTGCAGATCGCTGCGACTGCGGAGTCTCAGACGGCGAACACGATGCGTATGGTGCGCGCGTTCGCTCCGAAGGGCTCTCGGATCGTCACGGAGTTCGGTCTCGACCCGGCGAAGACCCGCTACTACAAGGCGCCTGAGGGCACCCTTGAAGTGATCACGGCTTCGTCGACCGCGGCTGAAGGCGCGGAGTCGAGTTGCGTCATCGCGGACGAGACCGAGCACTGGAAACCGTCGAACGGTGGCCCGGAGTTGGCGGCGACCCTTGAGGACAACCTGACCAAATCAGGGTCGCGGATGCTGGAGACCTGCAACTCATGGATCCCGGGTATCGGATCGGTGGCTGAGGCGTCCTGGGATGCGTGGGTGGCGCAGGAGGAAGGCAAGACCCGCGGTGAGTCGCGGATCCTGTACGACGCACGAGTAGCGCCCCCCGACACAGACTTAACGGACGAGGAGTCGCTTCGGCGGGCCTTGGAATTCGTTTACGAGGACTGCTTCTGGCAGAAAACGCGTCCGATCATGGAACGCATCTGGGATCCGCGGAGTAAGCCCGATGATTCCAAGCGCAAGTACCTGAACTGGCCTACCGCCGCTCAGGACGCGTGGATGACGCCTCAAGCCTGGTCATCGATCGCGGATCCGAGTGAACTGGTCGCTGATGGTGAGGAGATCGTCGCGTTCTTCGACGGCTCCAAGTCGCGGGACGCCACCGCGCTGCTTGGGTGCCGCATGTCGGATGGGTACGTCTTCACGATCGGCGTGTGGGAGCCGGACACCTCGCACGACACGGCATCGGTCGTGCCGGTCGCTGAGGTGGACGCCGCGGTTGAGCAGATGTTCGACCGGTGGGAAGTGCTGGCGTTCTTCGCCGACGTCAAGGAGTGGGAAGGGTTCGCGAAGGTCACCTGGCCCGGCCGGTACGCCGACAAGCTGCTGGTGCATTCCGTCCCAGACGGTAAGGATCCGCAGTCGATCGCGTGGGACATGAGGTCACGCACCTACGACTTCACGCTCGCTGCGGAGCTCACCGAAACCGAGATCAACGAGCGTGCGTTCCGGCACGACGGCGATGCCCGGGTTGCCCGGCACGTCGGGAACGCTCGTCGCCGGCCGAATCGGTGGGGTGTGTCGATTGGTAAGGAGTCTCCGGACTCGCCGAAGAAGATCGACGCCGCTGTGTGTGTGATCGGTGCCCGCATGGTTCGCCGCCTGGTGCTCGCTTCGCCGAAGTACAAGAACCGCAAGAAAAAGGCCCGCACGGGCCGCGTTTACGGATTCTGACGATCAATCGAGGGGGTGCTTGTGGCCCTCTCCGAGTCGGATGTCATCGACACCTCGCGGCGGCTGCTGCAGATGCGTGAGCAGGAGCAGCCGAGGCTGAAGAAGATCTCGGCGTACATGCGGGGCGAGGCGTCCAGCGTGTACGTGCCGAAGGGGGCCCGGCAGGAGTACAAGTGGCTGATCAAGCGGGCCCGGGTGAATGTTCTTCCCCTTGTGGTCACGGTGGTTGCGCAGGCGCTGTACGTCGATGGGTATCGGGCCGCCGGCGGAGACGAGAATGCGGCGGCGTGGGAGTTTTGGCAGGCCAACCGTATGGATGCCCGCCAGCACGGGGTACATCGGGCCGCTTTGAAGTATGGCGTCGGCTACACGGTGGTCATGCCAGGCAAGCCTGTGCCGGTGATTCTCCCGAAGTCGCCGCGGCGTATGACGGCGTTCTACGAGGACCCGATCGACGATGAGTGGCCGCTGTATGCCATCGAAGAGGCGATCCACAACGGCGTGAAGGAGCAGATCAGGTCGATTCGTCTGTATGACGACGTCAACCGGTACGTGCTGGAGGCCGAGGTCAAGCCGGGCGGGAAGTTGCGGCTCGTCAAGACCGAAGCGCACAACCTTGGCGTGTGCCCTGTCGTGAGGTACGTCAACGGCGACGACCTGGACGGCGACGACTGCATCCGCGGCGAGATCGAGCCTCTGTTCGAGATGCAAGATCAACTGAATTCGACGACGTTCGGCCTGATGATGGCTCAGCAGTACGCCGCTTTCAGGCAGCGGTGGGTCACGGGCATGGCGCCGCCGTTCGACGAGAACGGCAACCCGATGCAGCCGTTCAACGCATCGGTGAGCCGCTTGTGGATGGCCGAGGACTCGGACACCAAGTTCGGCGAGTTTGGTCAGACGGACTTGGGCGGCTACTTGAAGAGCGCCGAGGAGACGATCCGGCATATCGCGACCGTCTCCCAGACACCGCCCCACCATCTGCTTGGCCAGATGAGCAATCTGTCGGCGGAAGCGCTCGCCGCGGCCGAGAGCGGCCTGCAGCGGAAGATCACCGAACGGAAGTCAGGCTTCGGCGAGTCGCACGAGCAGACCTTACGTCTGGCATCTCGCGCGGCCGGCGACAAGCGGGGCTGGTCCGACATGGCCGCGCAGGTCGTATGGCGCGACACTGAAGCCCGCGCTCTGGCGTCGACAGTAGATGCGCTTGGGAAGCTGAAGCAGATGCTCGACGTACCCGCACAAGAGCTCTGGGAGCGGATCCCCGGTGTGACGCAGACGGACGTCACCAGGTGGAAGGCCACTGCGGCGAAGGCTGATGCGGAAGCTCAGTTGAACGCGATCGTCGACAAGCAGAAGGCCGAAGCGGACGCGCTGGAAGCGCATCTACAGCCTCCGGCGGGTATGAATGTCGGACCTTGAGCAGCAGCGTGCCGCTGCCCGCTACCAGGCGCAGCAGCGGGTCGTGTCGTCCAGTCTCGTGCGGGACGTCGCGAAACTCCTCAAGCTGCTGTTCAACGTCGACCAACCTGAGGAGTCGTGGCCTGGCGTACAGATGGCGCTTATCGCCATGGTGTTCAGCAGCCGGGAGCGGTCAGCGAGCCTCGCAGGCCCGTATTACCGGCAGCTCCGTACCGCAGCGGGTGTCTCCGGCGAGGTCGTGATGGCCGAGCCGCGGGAACTCACCCAAGACCAGCTAGTGGCAGCCCTCGACAGCGCTGGTATGGCCGTGATGCGGAAGTCGCTGCGGCTCGGTGCGACGCCGGCGCAGGCCCGGGACCGCATGGCGGTGACGATCTCCGGAACCGCTACCCGGCTTGCGCTTGAGGGCGGCAGGGACGTCATGGAGGCAACCAGCCATGATGATGAGGAAGCGCTCGGCTGGGCTCGAATCACAGACTCCGACCCCTGCTCGTGGTGTGCCATGCTCGCCAGCCGCGGAGCGGTGTACGAGTCCGCTGAGACCGCTGGCGACTCCCGCTACGGCGGCGCGAAGTACCACGACCACGACTCCTGCCAGGCCGTGCCGATCTTCGACGCGGATTCTCCGCTGCTTCACAAAGCGGACCGTCTGTTCGAGGACTGGAAGCGCGTCACCGCCGGCACTGGCGGTGACGAGGCGCGCAAGGTCTGGCGGCAGTGGTGGGAAGGCCGCGCCGCGTCTCTCCCGCCTGGTGTAGAGCCCCGCGAACAACCCCCCACCTGATCTTTTTCCCTGACCGGACCAGCCGACAGGCAGGCGCCGGTCTTTCCGTATGCCCACAGGTCGCCGACACGGCGGCTTTTCCCGACATGGGAGTTATCAATGTCCGAATCCGCGACCGAGTTCACCGAGCCAGCCGAGCCGACGCAGGAAGACCAGCCTGCCAACGACCAGCCCTCCGAGGAGCCCGACACGGGCGAGCAGGAGCAGCAGTCGAAGGACTGGGAAGCCGAAGTTGCCAAGTGGAAGGCCATGAGCCGACGCCACGAGGCCACTGCGAAGGCGAACGCTGAAGCGGCTCGGAAGTACGCCGAGTTCGAAGAGAGCCAGAAGAGCGAGCAGCAGAGGATCGCAGATCGTCTGGCCGCTGCCGAGCAGCGGGCTGTTGCCGCCGAGATCGGGCGGGCCAAGTTGATGGCCGCCGCGGCGTACAACATTCCGACGTCTCTGCTGGATCGACTCGGCGGCAGCAACGAGGACGAGATCAACGAGGCAGCTCAGGAACTCAGTCGCGAGCTGGAAGCTGAGCTGGGGCGGCGCCTCGCGGCGATGCCGCCTCCGCCTGTCTCTGAGAAGGACGAGGAGGAGCACTCCTACCCCGTCCGGACCCGGCCTGTTGAGTCGCTGACACCTGGCGCTCTGCCTGCTGACTACGCGCCCGAGGACGTCAACGAGGCGTTCCGCCGCTTCCTCGGCCGCTAACCACCTATCCCGCAGCTTCCGGATTCCTCGCACGGGGCCCGGTGTCGCTGCATGCCTGAAAGTGAGGTCGCCCCGTGCCCACCTATAACTCCATGACCACCCGTGACGGCTCCGATGACCCGCTGATCCCGACTCCGGTCAGTTCGCAGATCCTTCAGGAGATGCCGACCAAGTCGTTCATGCTGCAGCGGGCGGGCCAGGTGCGGATGAGCACCAAGACCCAGCGTCAGCCCGTCCTGGACGTGCTGCCCATGGCCTACTGGGTTTCGGGCGATACCGGGATGAAGCAGACTTCGAGCGTCGACTGGAAGAATGTCAGCCTCGTCGCCGAGGAGCTCGCGGTCATCATCCCGATCCCTGAGGCGTATCTCGACGACGCGCAGGTTCCGATCTGGGACGAAATCAGGCCGAGAATCGTGGAAGCGTTCGGAGCCAAGATCGACGCTGCCGCCCTGTTCGGGACGGACAAGCCCGCGTCGTGGCCTGCGGCGATCTACCCGTCCACCGTCGCGGCCGGTAACACCGTAGTCGCCGGTACGGGGCGTGACCTCGCCGAGGATGTCACGCTGCTCGGCGAGAAGGTCGCCCTGGACGGCTTCGCGATCAACGGCTTCGCGTCCCGCCCCGGCCTGAAGTGGCGGCTGGCTGGCATGAGGGACGACAACGGCGTCCCGATCTACCAGTCGAACATGCACGACGCTGTCACCGCCGGCAACCTCTACGGCTACCCGCTGTCGGAGGTCATCAACGGCGCCTGGGACGCCAGCGAAGCGGAGATGATCGCCGGTGACTGGTCGAAGGCCGTGATCGGGCTCCGACAGGACATCACGTGGAAGATGTTCGACCAGGGCGTCATCAGCGATGCGAACGGCGCGGTCGTCCTGAACCTCATGCAGCAGGACTCGGTAGCGCTTCGAGTGACCATGCGGCTCGCATATGCGACCAGCAACCCGATCACCACGCTCAACGCCAACAGTTCGAGCAGGTACCCGTTCGGCACGCTGCAGGCCGCGACCGCCGGTTCCTAACTCGCCTTGCTGTGCGGGAGTCCGACTACTCCCGGGCTCCCGCATGGCATCAACCCCCCGGGAGACGTTGTGCGCCTGATGGCGATGCTTCATGCCTACCCGCCAGCGCACAACGCTGGGGCGGAGTGGATGGTTCACACGATGCTGCGAGCTCTGGTCGAGCGCGACCACGAGGTGGACGTGGTCTTGTCCAACCCGGTGACCGGCGGCTCGTATGAGCTGGACGGGGTGCGGGTCCACCCGTTCCGCAGCAAGCACGACCCGTTCGAGTACACCGACCAGACGGACGCGATCATCACACACCTGGAGAACACCCAGCGTGCGTCGATGATCGGCCAGATGCGCGGCATCCCGGTGGTGCACGTTCTGCACAACACGTTCCCGCAGACGAAGAACTGGCTCCGAAAGGGGCCGTGCTCGCTCGCGGTGTACAACTCGCAGTGGATGCGAACCGATTTTGAGACGTGGCTGGACTCGGTGAACACTCCACGTCCGAACTCGGTCGTGATTCATCCGCCGGTGCTGGTCGATGAGTACCGGACCAAGCACGGCGACCGCGTCACATTGATTAACCTGTTCAAGCCGAAGGGCTCAGAGACGTTCTGGCAGCTCGCGGAACGTATGCCCGACGTGGAGTTCCTCGCAGTGACCGGCGGCTATGGCGACCAGGACATCCGCGACCTACCGAACGTCGAAGTGCTGCCGAACTTACCTGGCGATCGGATGCGGGACGAGGTATATGCCCGCACGAAACTCCTGCTCATGCCATCCGACTACGAGTCGTGGGGGCGGGTTGGGGTGGAGGGCATGGTGTCCGGGATCCCGGTCATCGCGCACCCCACACCAGGGCTCCGGGAGTCCCTCGGCGACGCAGGCGTATTCGTTGATCGCAACGACACCGACGGGTGGGAGAAGGAAATCCGGCGTCTTCTCGCTCCTCGCGCTTACGGCGCCGCTTCCAAGCGGGCTATCGCGCGAGCGGCAGAACTCGACCCTGCCGAAGACCTCACCCGCTGGTGTGACGCCATCGAGGCTCTCGCTGTCCAGCGGGGCCGACTCCGCGCTTTTACAAGGCTTTGAGGAGGCGATATGGCTTCCCTAGCGACCAAAGCTGACCTCGCAGCACGCCTTGGCCGAGACCTAACGTGCGACGAAGGCGCTCGACTGGAGGCGCTGCTCTCCGATGCGTCCACGATGGTTCGTTCCTACACCGGCCAGGACTTCGGCGCCTCGACGTCCACAGTGACGCTGCGAGCGCAGGCCGGGATGATCGTCCTGCCGCAAAGGCCCGTCATCGGCGTCACGTCCGTGACCGCGATCGGCATCAACGGCACTCCAGACATCGGGGTCGTCGACTACTGGTGGGATGGCATCGACAAGATCCGGATTGGCGAAGGCAACTTCGTCATCAACCTGCCGGAGATCTGGTGGGACGAGGACGAGGGCTACCCCGGCACTTTCCGGGTTACCTACTCCCATGGCTATGCCGAGGTTCCTGCCGACGTGGTGATGGTGGTGTGCGGCATGGTACTGCGCACTCTCACCTCGCCAGCTATCGCTGGCGGCATCACGTCGGAAACGATCGGCCCCTACAGCTACCGCATCGACACGCCGGGCCTGGGACTGTCGGTCGTCATGACCGAGGCAGAGCGCAAGGCACTCAGCCGCTACCGGCGTACGGCCGGCATGATCTCTGTACGGGTGGGGTGACAATGCGAATCCTCGCGAAGCTGCACGCCTACCCACCACATCACAATGCTGGCGCCGAGTGGGCCGCACACACCCTCCTACGAGCCCTCGCCGCCCGTGGACATCAGGTCGAGGTCCACTTGTCTGAGGCCCCTGGTCCGCGGGAGGCGTTCGACCTGGATGGGGTGCAGGTCATTCCGCCAGCCCTCCGCCGCGACTTCGGCAAGGAAGCCCGGACGGCTGGGGTGGTCATCTCCCACCTGGAGAACGTGCCGTCGGCTGCTGCCGCGGCCCGCGGCTGGGGTCGGCCGCTCGTCGTCCTAGCGCACAACACCTTCCCCGCGACGTTCAAGCAGATCGGCGGCGGAACGACGGCGCTCGCGGTCTACAACTCTCAGTGGATGGCCGCAGCGGCGAAGGAGTTCTTCGACGAGCATCCGAAGCTGGTCAAACCGACGCAGGAGGTCATCGTCCGACCGCCGGTCATCGCTGCTGACTACGCCGCGAGCCCCGGCGATCACCTCACGCTGATCAACCTGTTCGCCAACAAGGGCGCTGACGTCTTCTGGGCTCTGGCTGAGCGTATGCCCGACCGGAAGTTCCTCGCGGTCCGCGGCTCCTACGGTGAGCAGGACGTTCGTGACCTCCCGAATGTCGAAGTCATCGACAACGTCCCTGGCTCTGAGATGGCTACAGCGGTCTACGGGCGGACGAGGATCCTGCTCATGCCGTCGGAGTACGAGTCCTGGGGGAGGACCGGCGCCGAGGCCATGGCCTCCGGCATCCCCGTAATCGCCACTCCGACGCCGGGCCTGAAGGAGTCCCTCGGACGTGCCGGCATATTCATCCGCCGGGACGACCTCGGCGGCTGGCAGGCAGCGATCGAGCGCCTCGATGAGCCCGTCGCGTACGAGACGGCGTCTGCAGCAGCGCTGCAGAGGTCAGCACAACTCGACCCCGCGGCGGATCTGACGCGGTGGTGTGAGGCGATCGAGGCCCTCGGGTGAGAGGCGAAACCGTCGTCTTCCAACGTCGGACAGCAGGACCTCGGGATGCTCACGGCAACAAGACCTGGACGTGGACCGACACCCCAGTGCCGGGCTGCGTCGTCTGGCCCACCGGGTCGACGGAAAAGATCCAAGGCCAGGACCAGACCAGCGAAGCACTCACCGTGCTTGCTCCGTATGGGACGGACGTCACCGCGTACGAACGGGCCCGTGTCCGCGGCCTCGTGTACGAGGTCAACGGCATCCCGTCGGTGTGGGCCAGCCCGTTCACACAGACCCGCGCCGGCGTCGAGGTTCGACTGACCCGGGTGACCGGCTGAGGAGGTGCTGTGGCGTCGTCGCGTGCGCGCTTCCGCGCTGACTACAAGGGCATCGGCAAGATCCTCCGCTCCAAGCAGATGCAGCAGGAGATGAAGAGCCGTGCCGAGCAGGTCCAGGCCAAGGCCGAAGGGCTCGCTCCTGAGGAATCCGGTACCTACCGCCAGTCGTTTCGGGTCG